AAGACACCTTGACCCGAAAAAAGTTATAGTGGGTTTGATTGCTAAGGGTAGGGCAATCAAAAATTTTAATGGATTTGTGCAAGATGTATAATTTTGTGCGGATATTGGTTGACTACCAATTAATATATAGGCGGGGTTTGAAGTTTGGGTCGTTTACCACTTCTGCCCCGTTTAAAACTAACAAGCGACAAGCTCAAGCGACAAACTCAAGCGACAAGCGAGCAGAAAGGATAATATGATACACTTACACGTTTTAGAAATAGAAAAAAATATAGATAATGGAACACAAGGATTTTCTTTAAAAGAATTTAGAGAATTTAGAGAACAAGTTGAAAATTATTTAGATAGTAAAGAGAATGATCTAATAGATGAAGAGGAAAACCAACAAGCGAGCGAGCAGAAGGGATAATATGAAAAAATATGAAAACTATGTTGTTATAACAGATGACAAAGGTAAAAAACGGGCGTTTTATAATTTTCACGAATTAATAAAATATTTAGATAGTTTTAAAATGTCATTTTTACCAGATGATTTTACATATACAATACACGAAGATTAACAAGCGAGCAGAAGGGATAATATGAAAAAATATGAAGTAAAAATACCAATGTGTTTAGTTGGTATAGTTGAAGCTAAAAATGAAAATGAAGCAATAGAAATAGCTTCTGAATCTTTTGATATAGATAATACACCTTGTGAATGGTGGGATATCGTTGAACCACAAGCGAGCGAGCAGAAGGGATAATATGGGCGTACTATTTGATAGTGGATTGTCAGTTAATATAGCTGATGAAGAGGATAATGAAGATTATCCAGAGTTTAGAAAAATAGAAGATGTACTTTTATTTCATAAACATAAAGATAAAGATGGTGAGGTTATTTTATTAGATGAAGATAACACCTATTGGAATATTAAATTATATATTAAAAAAAAATATCCAAATATTCCTATAAAAATAATTAATGAAGGGAGGGGCGATTAATATGACAAAACATAAAATAACTGATTGGACAATTACTGCAACAGTAGAACGACCAGACGGTACTTGGTACGATCACACTATTACTGATTTTCCAGAGCATATTGGAATTACAATAAATGAATGGTTGCAAGATTATAAAACAACAGAAGAGGAAAGTAATGAAGAAGAAAAAATATAAACTACCAGAACATTATTTTTGTATGAATGATTTGACACCTGGATTTGAAGTTGAAGAGTGTATCATACAAGAATGTGAGAGTGCGGGGCTAGAGATAACAGAAGATGAAGACCTTGCAGAAGAGCGGGGTTATGACCGAGCATTTGAAGTTGTTAACCCATATAAAGATAAACTTAAAAAAGTTTTAGAGATTTGTAAAATTAATTCTAGTAAGAATTGGGATGATGATTTTGAAAACAAAGCAGAAGATGAGTTTAACGAAATAGTAAAAATAATAGAGGAGATAGAATAATGAGTGATGATAGATATATAACTAGAGATATGTTGACAGAAGAAAGTTATGAAGGCAATAATTTTTCAGAAGGTAATGCAGTAATATATGATTTACGAAATGGTAAAACAAATATTATTTGTTTTTGTAGTGATGAGAGTGTAGCTAAAGGAATTGCAGAAGGTTTAAACTTATTAGATAATCTAGAGGCAGACGGAATAGATTTAAAACCTACAAGCTAGAGAAATACTTTACACAATCCTCAAGCGAATCAACCACAGGCTCAAGCGATGACAACGATGAATCCACAAGCGCAAGCGATTGCTTGCCTTCAAATAACAAATGTTTATCCTTCCACTGCACAAGCACAAAAGAATTCTTAGGATGGGTGACATGAAACGATACTTGATGAGGGGACAGGCGAGCCCTGTTGCCACTTGCTACTTTTAATTCTACAGTGAAAAAGTTGCAGTTATTATTATAGCCCAATAGATCGGGAGTACCAAGTAGGCTAAGGTTTTCCAACCTAGTCCAAATGATATCTTTTGAAACACTTTTAAGTTTTTTATATAATTTATTTTCTGGGCCCACAATTGCATTAATAATCCTTCTGAAGTTTATCTGGTAAGATAAGACTCGAAGGTTTTTCAGTTTTTAAAACTAATCTGTGTGCACTATGACCTGGCTGACCTATAATTGGAACGGCATTTTCATGTACTTCCATTCTTCTGATAGCGTGTAGTTTTCCTTTTATCTCTACATAGATAACGGCATTCTTAACTGCGTCACTACCTTTTGTAAAGTTGCTTAAAAACAACTGCAAGTCTTGTACTCTCATGAATCTTTTTGTCTTAACTTAGCTGACAAGTCCTCTATCACTTTTCTGTATCCTTGCAAGAGATTTTTATTAGATTCATTCTCAGATGATATTTTTTTAAAATTAAAGACTTCTTTTTTTAAAACATCAACCAAGAACTCATACCCTTTGATGGTCTGCCTAAGCTCATCAATCTGTCTAGTCAAATCTAACTGACCCCGATCCTCTTTTGGCTCTAGTTTAACCTCATTCTCATGAGTTATGTCTTCCCTGTGTTCTTTTAAATGTGTGTAGGTACGTTTTTCTTTCATTATTGACTTTATAGGATAATTCAATTAAATTGTCAAACATGGGAGTTCCAAAAAGATTGACAGAATTACAGAGAAAGTTTGCTGAGATATTAGTATTTGGTGACAAAGATGGTAAGCCAGTGACAAAAACTGAGGCGGCAAGATTAGCAGGCTTTAGTGAGAATAGGTTAAGTCAAGAAGGATACGAGTTAACCAATCCCAAATATCATCCCCTAGTTGTAGATTACATAGGCAAATTAAGAGAAGAAAAAATCCAGAAATATATGGTAACATTTGATGGACATTTAGCAGAATTAGATCGTATCAAAGAAAAAGCACTTAAAAAGAATTCATTCTCAACGGCGGGTAATATGGAGATAGCTAGAGGTAAAGCGGCGGGTCTGTACATAGATAGAAAAATTATTAAAACAGGTAAGTTGGAAGATTTATCTGAGAAAGAATTAGAAGCAAAAATGAAACAAATATTAGAAGACTATGCACCTATTCTAAATGCAAAACAGATAGAAGGAGAAATTATATCTTCTGAATCTTCTTCACCCACTGACGAGGAATCATCGTTCGATCCCCAAAAGTAATACCATCTTCATCTTTATCATAAGAGGCAAATACTTTTACTGACTTATCATCTTTGGAATATAACCAACCTTCGTTAACAGGATAGGCAAGTTTCATCTTATCGAACTCTTTTTCATTAGCCCAAGCCGAGTCACTTACGCAGTCGACCCACTCCACTCTGACTTTTTGAAAAGGTATATCAGGAGTTGTTTCAGTGTTGATAGCTTTACGTCTTTTTCTAGGCATATTTCTCTATATCATCCCTATAAGAGATGTACCAGATAAATCACTACACTAATTTTCCATTTATTTGTCCTGGCTGGCACTCCTGTACTCAGTTTGGACTAACCTTTTGTATAAAAAGACCTATAAATGACATAAATTTATGTCACTAAAACAGTTTCTGTCACTAATTTTGTCACGTATTATTGTTGTATACCAACACTAATAGCTCATTCTGACACTTTGACACTTTTTTTTCAGGTTTTTTTTTAACATGTCTCATTTATCTGTGACATCTCTTATGCATTGTCCATGCCTCATTTACGACATATTTAAGACATGATTGGAACACATATACTTTAGAGGAATTCTAAGGTACAGTTTATAATGATTCTAAACTACTTTGATTTCTTATCGTAGTCTTCGTACTCTTCTATTAATTTCTTTGATGGATGCCATACTTCAACATGACAATGACAGTTGGGACACGAAAAGTTACTAACTATATCATACTCCTCAGTATCTTCCGTGTCGTGATCTCCACCCCATATCAATTCAGTTCCACAGTGCCAACAATTCATTTAAAATCCTCCTCTGTTATATTAACTTTTGCCTTCTCTTTTTCATCTTTCATTAGGTCATTATACATGTCCAATCTCTTCAAAAACTTATGCTTCCATGACCGTAGTTCATGATCCGTGATCCGAAATTCCTGATAAAATAAGTCTGGCGTACAGACCATGATCAATCCTTGACGGATATTACTCTTGTAGACATAATCATGGGCCATGGCATATGCCGCAATTTGTAAGTAATAATCTTCAATCCACTCTTCTTTCTTGGGTCTATTCGATTGTTTAAAGTCTACAATAGTCTCCATACCATTGTGATTACAGACGAGATCAGTGCTCCCAGCGTACAACCCAGGATAAAACAATGTGATTTCCGAGCCGTAATATTCCGTAACATTTGATAAACCCTTCTCAATAATTTTGTTGGCCATGGGACGCGCCTCTTGTCCGATCCCTGTAAGATCATCGTACCCAACTCCTTCCACATAAGATTCGAGGAATTTGTGCATAGATGTCCCCCTATTACTAGAATGGTTTTTGATTCGTTCCGCCTCTGATTCACCGACTTTTGCCTTCCATTTTTTTATAAAATCTTGATTTTTGGTGGCCCCTAATATCGTAGTCACCGACGGAAGTCTATAATTACTTATCTCATAAACCCTTTTTCCTGTATCAATATCGGTTATCTGTTTCCCTGTAACATATTGAAACTTTTCTTTAAAAGGAATCTTACGTCCAATGTTGTTATACTCTTCGCAGTCTTGATCATCCATCATAACTTTCTTTTTAACTCCTCTAAGTATGCACTGTTTTCTTGGTCTCTAGTTAATTTATCCGAAGCTATTTTCTGTTTAGCTCGAAGGATCTTAGCGTGTTTTCTCCAGGCCCAAGAATTAATTTGACCTGTCCATTTCATAATAAAATGTAGTCCTTGGTATATATATTTATCGAACATTTTTCTTCCTCCTTGTATAGTCTCTTATATTAACAACATTATTTTCGGCTAAAGTATAATAGTGCTTTAAAATTTTGTGAATTTTAGGAAGTTTTGTATGAGCAAAGGGCCATATCAAAAGACATACATAATATGCATCTCTAAACGTACAACGCCATCTCCATTGTTTAAGATACGGAGTACCATCAACTCTTACACCATTAACTTTCTTAGGTGTTAATGTTCCAACCCCTAAGACTTCATGGAGCCATATCAAAACACTTCTATCCGTCATCGCAATCTCCATGTTAATACGCATACAATTCGTGGTTCGATATCCAGGTTTACCTTTATGTTTCTTTTTCTTCTCTAAACTTCTTTTAAAATGTATGGATCCTTCACCATCAAAAAGCCCTGCAATATAAGCCTTATCTACC